TTGGAATTATCAAGGAACCGATCTAAAATCATTATCAGCTAACTGGCAAAACACTTATACATCATTCTCTGAAAATTCCGCGAATTATGCCAAAGTTAATGTTAATAACAATTTTTCTTCCACGCAAACATTCTCTACTAGTGCTATTAATATTGGAACGTTTCCGCTAAGTGCTACACAAACAAATAGTCTTTTTGGAGGCATACAAGCTGGTTTTTGTACTACGAATGCATGTTACTCCAATTTCTTAGGTAATAATGCTGGTTGTAATGCTACAAATGCAAATAACTCCAATTTCTTGGGTAATTGTGCTGGTCGTGGTGCTGTATCTGCAAATAACTCCAATTTCTTAGGTAATCAAGCTGGTTCTTTTACTACAAATGCATGTTACTCTAATTTCTTAGGTAGTTGTGCTGGTCTTGGTGCTGCAACTGCAAATAACTCCAATTTCTTGGGTAGGCAAGCTGGTAATGGTGCTGTATATGCAAATAACTCCAATTTCTTGGGTAGGCAAGCTGGTAATGGTGCTATAAATGCAAATAACTCCAATTTCTTGGGTAGGCAAGCTGGTAATGGTGCTATAAATGCAAATAACTCAATATTTATAGGTAACTATGCTGGTCGTAGTGCTACAAATGCATGTAACTCCAATTTCTTTGGTCTTAGTGCTGGTTTGTGTGCTACGAATGCATGTAACTCTAATTTCTTAGGTCTTAGTGCTGGTTTTTTTGCTACAAATGCAAATAACTCTAATTTCTTAGGTAGTGCTGCTGGTTTCTGTGCTACAGGTGCATGTCGCTCCAATTTCTTAGGTAGGCAAGCTGGTGAAAGTGCTATAAATGCTTGTCACTCCAATTTCTTAAGTTATCGTGCTGGTCGTAATGCTACAAATGCTTGTTACTCCAATTTCTTAGGTAATGGTGCTGGTAATCAAGCTACAAATGCATGTAACTCTAATTTCTTAGGTAATCAAGCTGGTTGCTGTGCTACAAATGCAAATAACTCTAATTTCTTAGGTAGTCTTGCTGGTGTTTTTGCTACAAATGCAAATAACTCTAATTTCTTAGGTAGTCTTGCTGGTGTTTTTGCTACAAATGCAAATAACTCCAATTTCTTAGGTAATCAAGCTGGTTTTTTTGCTACAAATGCATGTTACTCTAATTTCTTAGGTAGGCAAGCTGGTTGCTGTGCTACAAATGCATGCAACTCCAATTTCTTAGGTTATCGTGCTGGTCGCAGTGCTACAAATGCTTGTTACTCCAATTTCTTAGGTAATGGTGCTGGTAATCAAGCTACAAATGCATGTAACTCCAATTTCTTTGGTCTTAGTGCTGGTTATTGTGCTGCAAATTCATGTCACTCAATATTTATAGGTTATAAGGCTGGTAGTTTTGTTTCCTTATCGGCTTCAATTGCCCTCGGCTCTTGTGCCATCCCAACATCACATAATCAGTTAGCGTTAGGGTCAGTAGCATTTCCCCTATCAACCGTAAACTCTGACAGTTGTTTAATAGTAAATATAAATGGAACTCTGAAGAAAATAGCATTGCTTTCCGTTTGATAGTTGATATATACTATTATGCTTAAAAACGCTATTTTTCACATTGAAGGGGGGTTGGGTAAAAATATAGTAGCCACATCAGTCATTCGATCTTATAAAAAAGAATACCCAACTCATAGTATTGTAGTGAATACTGCATATCCCGATATTTTTCAGGGAAATCCTTATATTGACAGATGTTATCTATTGGGCAACACCCCATATTTTTACGAGGATTTTATTTTTAATAAAGATTGTGAAATATTTGCACACGATCCATACAAAACAACTGCACATATTACCAAACAACAACCGTTGGTGAAATCGTGGTGTGATATGGTAGGAGTTACTTATGATGGATTGAATCCTGATATTCATTTTAATTTTAGAGAGATGGAAATAACTAGAGCGTTATTACCTCAAATTGATAAACCTCTTCTTATTTTTCAACCATTTGGTGGACCAGCCAATCAAGAACTCCCCTATTCATGGACTAGGGATATCCACCCATCAGTCGCTCAACAAATAGTTGATTCTTTAAAAGAAAAATATAGTATATTGCATGTTTGCTACCCCCATCACCCCCAATTACAAGATGTAATTCGGTTTGACCAAAATCAAAATAAAAAGATTTTATGTGCCATGTTAAATCTTTCTCAAAAAAGAATTTTGGTTGATTCATCCCTACAACACGCTGCTGCTGCCATGAGATTACCATCTACAGTGGTTTGGGTTGGAACACAACCAGAAATATTTGGTTATGATATACATAACAATATAACCCCTACAACCACCTTTCCAGAGGGTAATATTAATTCATATTTATATGATTATAGTTTCAATGGAATTATCCATGAATGTCCATACGATAATATTAACCAAGTTTTCAACGTTGAAAATATCATAAAATGAGAGAAATATTTTATATGTCGGGCTTACCCAGATCGGGTAGTACCATTTTAATGAATTTGATGGCGCAGAACCCTCGTGTATTTTGCACTCCCACTTCAGGATTAAATCATTTGATGAATGATGTTAAGGCATCATGGAGTAACATCATTGAACACCGAGCAGATAAGAACGCAGGAAGTGATAATAATTTAAAACGTATCCTTCACACCACGCTTCAGTCTTATCACGATACGGATAAACCATATATCATTGATAAATGTAGGGGGTGGGGTTTTTCCATTGAGATGTTGGAAGCTATCACTAATAAGAAAACCAAGATTATAGCTCCCGTTAGAGATATGAAAGAAGTTCTTGCTTCCTTTGAATCGCTTTATCGTAAAGGTTCCTATAAGTTCAATCCCCAAGGACCAATGCCTCAATGTTTAACAACGGAAGGTAGGATGATGCATTGGGCAAGTTCAGAGGGGGAGGTTGGTGCAGCATATTCCATATTAAAGGACGCTCACCTGAGAGATTTGGGAGATCGGTTCCTACTGGTGGATTATGATTATCTCACACATAATCCCCAAATTGTTATGAACACAATATGGGACTTTCTTGATATACCTAGATGTGAACACGATTTTGACAATATTATAAACCAAACACCGGAAGATGATGGGGTATATAATTATGTTGATTTACATAAAATCCAAAGCAAAATCATACCATCAAAATCAAAAGCTGAACAGATTTTAGGTCAAGAATTATGTGAAAAAATTGTTGGTTATGAATTTTGGAAATAATTACTAAATACTGATATGTCAATACTAGGTAACAATACACTACCGCCAGCACCTCAAGCACCTGATAAAGATCAAATGTTGAAACAGGTGTCAAATCGGATTTTCAATCTGGCTAAACAAACCTTTAATAATTGTGTGGAGGCTCAGAGAGAAGGTATCAATCTGGTATTTGAACATCCCCATTTGGAACCACAAGAAATTTTGGATTATTTGGATGATAACGCATTGAAAGTATTCCAATATCATGGAGGACTTACCGATTTCATCGCACAAATAGCAGAAAATGATGGGGCAACCGTGGAGTTGAAATCCATACCTCAATCATATACCACGAATCTTAGTGCTGGAACAATCACCCTACTTTAATATTATGAAAAAACCACCAACATTGGGAGACATCTACGGACAAATGCTGAAAGGCGTTCAGGTCGTTCAGGAGAACGCACAGGAAAATATCAACAAGTCCAAGAAAGTTCCCAAACAATCCAAGAATGCTTTCAACGAAACTAATCCTCTACAAAAAGGTGGACCATCCGAAAAGGGTGGTTATCATAAAGCTCTTAATGATGATTATAATGATTGTCAGGAAGATGAAGAGCGCAAATATGATAATTTGGAAAAAATGAAAGAAAAGCTCAAGAACCCCAATCTTCCCGATAAACAAAGGAAATCCATTGAAGATGCAATTAAAAAAATGGAACATGGAATGCAAGGAGAGGAAGCGGAAGAGAGAATTCATGAAGAATCCAAAAAAATTGCGAGAGCTAGACTAAATACATTTATGACTAAGAAATCTACATTTGATAAGTTGTTTGAATCCGTTATGGGTGGTGCTTTTGATCAACAAGAGGACGCTCAAGAAGTTGATGCCCTTGGACTTGGCGATGCTCCCATGGACGATGAGTTTGGAGATGACGAAATTGGGGGTGACGAAGACCAAGTTACATTTACTCTTGATCGTGCCACAGCACAAAAACTCCATGATGTTTTAATGGGAGTTCTTGATGGTGGTATGGAAGATGAAGGTGATGATCTTGACTTTGATACTGAAGATGATTTCGGAGGAGACGACGAAATGGAAGACGAAATGGACGAGGACAACGAAGAAGAAGACGATTTCTCTTATGACGAAGACGAAGAGCGCGGAACCTTCCCAACCGACAAGGTTGGCAATGACGGAACCGTGGGTGCCAAGGATGGCAAAGGTGGTGGTCAACAACACAAGCTCCAAGGTCGTAGCAACAAGGTCAATGGTCGTCCTCAACCAAAAGGTCAAAAAACCAAGGTAGTGGGAACCACTGACAAGGTTGGTAATGACGGTGATTACGGTCATGCTCTCCACGGTGCAAAGCAACCCGATATGGGCAAGCAAAACAAAGTTTCAGACATCAGACAAGCGGAAGACTTCTTCCGTTGATGTGAATTAAAAAAATAAACCTAAGAAGAGGGGATCGTGATGATTCCCTCTTTTTTTACTTAAATAGTGATATGGACAAATACTTTAAAGAAATTCAAGAAATTTACGAGTCTGTATTTAGAGACTTACCTCCAGAACATCAAGATAAATATTATGATTATTTGATGAGTGAAATTTCACCAACTTTGGAAAAGTTTGATAAAATTTCAAACCAGATTTATGAAATATCAGAAGAATTGGAATTTTTCGATTATTCTCTGTTAAAAACGGTGTTTGATAATCATATTGAAGATTCAGAAACAAAATTCAGAAAATATAACATGTTTTTTGGTGGTGTATTATCTGATTTAAAAAATATTGCCGAAAACATTTCACATGAAAATCTTAAACATGAAATAATGAATACTTTAACCGGACAAGAATTATAAATATGAAGTCCTTTCTAGAATTTTTTGAAGAGCGCAATGGTGTGATACTTGAGTATCGCCATAGGGATAGTTTTGGAGGTATTAAACAATCCCTCCATGCTAACAACAAGAAAGGGGGCAACATCACCCGCGATCCCCTGACACGAAAGATTCCATGGAACAAAGGACCATATAAGAAGATTAGAACAGCGGGGGAAATTTTGATTGGGGATGATCTGTTGAAAGAATTGGGACAACTCAATGGTGTGGAGTTCAAAGATGGTAAGGAGATTAAGCGGAAAAACAGTAATCAAATCCTAAAGCTGTTCACCAATCTCCATGGTCAACAATGTGGTAAAATCGTGGAGATAAATAAATGATTTGGGAATTACAAATGATTTATGAGGATGCTTCCAAGGAAGCGATGATCTTAAACAAGATCAAAAATCTCATTAAACGTGATCCAAAACAAGTTATTAAATTTGCCCATTTAATAACTCAAGATGAATATGATTCCTATATTAAACAAATTCCAAAATTACCTAAAAAGGTGTTTTATGCTGGTTATATGGGTGATACTGAAATTATTAGGAACCCCAGCGATTCTGATAGACGAAAAATGACATCTGAAGTCCGATCAGAATTTGGGCGAGATGTTTCAGGTGATCCTGAGACAAGATTCACAAATGATATTTATGGTAATACTTGGATATGGAAATCACACCAAGGATTACACGCCTATATTGAACCTATGATTGAGAATAAAGAGAATGTTGAAGTTAATCAAAATAATCGTATTCCCAATAGATCGGAGATAGTTAGACAAGCCATTAAAAATGGGGAATTTATACCTGATTTTGTGAAAAAAGAATTTTCAAGATATGAAGAATTTTTCAAACCGGAATCTTCAAACATTCAAAACATTAAATATTAACCATGGGCTGTCCAACCACACCACTTTCCTGCCTCACTCCCGAAAACATTTTTGCTGGTGTTTATCGCCCAAATTGTGGGGGATTTGCCGATCCATCCAACTTTCAGGCGGAAAGAGCCATATTCAATTCCCAATTTGGGGAACTTATCAATAACTATGGAGTGACAATTGGATACCAAGTCAATACGTTTGAACCTGATCAGATGAATTCCATATATGGGGAACACACCACCATGTATTGGTTGAGTGCTGTGGAAATAAAGGCATATATTCAAATGGAGAACGGTTCCCCCATCTATGCTCTGGCTGGTATGGATTCTCCCGATACCCTAACACTATATCTACACATTGATGATTTTGAGACAAAATTCGCATCCTTGAGCTATTTCCAGAATCATCCATTGGAACCAAAATCACAGGATAAGATTATTGTGTATCCCTTTGGATGTGATAGACCGAATGGTAGAAGTGCTAAGATATTTGAAGTAACGGAGGCTATGGATGAGGATCAGGCGGAACTCAATCCTGCCATGGGTCATTATGTGTGGAGACTGAAAGCTGTCCGTAGTGAGCATAACTTCACTACCAACGAGCCAAGGGAAGCATTTAACCAACAATTGGCGGATAATTCCTACTTTGGCAAGCTGTCATCCGTCATGTTCCCCAAACTCTCAAGCGTATTGAGTGATAACAAGATTTATACACAAAATTCCGATGAGATTGTGCAGAGGGATGTGTTTCCCCCATCCACGGGCGGTAGTGATGGTAGTGTATATGGCAATTATTTCTAAATAATACAATGGCTGCTAAAAAAAGTAAATTTTATATGGGTAATGAGAACTTACCCAACGCAAATTCTTCTTTTGATTATACACCGGAAATGGTGGCTGAAATTGAAAAGTGTAGAAATGATATTATTCATTTCGCATCCAATTATTTTTATATTATTGACCCCGATAGTGATGTAGGTAAGGTAAAGATTAATTTATATGAGTTCCAGAAGAGGGTGTTGAAAGGTATATTCGACAATCGGATGAACGTCATATTGAGTCCTCGTCAGGCATCCAAGACGACCATGATAACGATCATGGCATTACACGAAGCGTGTTTTAAGGCATATCGGAACGTAGTTATTGTAGCCAACAAGGAAGCAACAGCAATTGAAATTTTCAGGCGAGTTAGATTGGCATACGAAGAGCTTCCCAACTGGTTAAAACCCGGAGTGGGAGAATATGGTAAAACGGGATGTGTTTTTGATAATGGTAGTCGCATTAGCATTTCAACAACAACTGGTTCGGCTAGTCGTGGTGCCTCCGTGTCTGTATTAATTATCGATGAGATCGGCTGGATTGAAAATCACCTTTTGGATGAGTTCTGGAAGTCTGTGTATCCAACGATTTCTCGTTCCAGAACATCCAAAATTATCGCTGCATCTACTCCCAATGGTGTTGGTAATCTTTTCCATAAATTATATACCGAAGCTGAAAAGAATGAAAATGGATTTGTTGCTCATAGAATTGAATGGGATGAAATTCCGGGTCGTGATGAGGAATGGAAATTAAAACAAATCAAAGCACTTGGATCATATGAGTCTTTCTTACAGGAATTTGGAAACGCATTCCTTGATAACAGTCAACAATCTATTGATGAAGCGTTATTTGACAGACTCCGAAACGAATGTAAACAACCCAAACATATCCTCAAAGAAGGTGCTTATAAGATATGGGAGGAATATGATCCTGAAAAAATATATGTTATTGGAGGAGACGTTTCTGAAGGTCTTGGTTTGGATGCATCAGTTCTCCAAATTCTGGATGTCACCAATCCCAAGGAAATCATACAAGTTGCAGAATACTGGACAAACACAAAAGGACCATCCGAATTCACCAATGAAGTGGTGGATGTTTGTGGACATTGGGGAAATCCCCTGCTTCTCATAGAGCGTAATAACCAAGGAACCGGAGTATGTGATACTCTGGCAAACACCCACATGTATCAGAATCTTGTATCATGGGGTGCAAAAGAAGCACATAAGAACAAGCAGAACGGTATGATTTCCCATATCAACACCAAATACAAAGCGGTGGAGAATCAGAGATATTTTGTCAATGAAGCACAATCCGTGGTATTCCGTAACATTGACACCTTGAAAGAGTTCAAGACTTTTGTGCGATACCCCAATGGCTCTTGGAAAGCCAAAAGCGGGGAACA